ACAAAAGGCAAGGCTAAAGTATCATAATCTGGGAAAGCAGAGACAACTGGTATATTATATCCCTTACTTATCAGGATATTCTCTGTCTGTTTCACTATATTAAAAGTTAAAAGATCAAATGGATTCATTTATATCTTGCTTCTGCGATTGCCTCTGGAATTATCTTTTTCAAGGCATCAATTCCAGCCATTTTGGCAGCCAGCATAAACCTTAATGGTTTATAAGGTGTATGTGGCCGAGCTTGAGGCACAGGTGCAGAATAACCTTCTTCATACATTCCTTTGCCACGAGCAGGAATAAAGCCGTAAACTCTTCTTTTTTGATATGTACCGTATTCAAGAAACCTCCAAATAGGTTCCCTGTTTGGATTTCTAAAACGATTCAAGATTCTATGGTCTCCGATCACGATATCGGCAGTATGAGCATGAGAAGAAAAATCCTTACGCACATAAATAGAATCTCTGACATAAGGGGCAAGAGCTATGGGGCCAGGGTGATTTTTATAATAATTGACTAAAGGATTCACCATCTGATTCGTCTCACAAAGCCTTTTTCAAAACGACCAGTCTTCGGATTTCTCCTTCTAAATTGAGCATAATATTTTTCTGGAGAAATTCCCATTGATGGATGCCACTTCTGAATTCCAGTTGCTGCGTCAAGGATCTTTATTGCTGCTTCTTGAGCTTCCTGCACTACAAAAGGAAGACGGGCATTGAGAGCATCTTGTATCCTAGTTCTCAATGCCATTATCTTCGCTTCAATTTCCTTTGTAATTACATTAAGCTCATAAAAGTTTGTTTTCACATATAACTCTCAAGGCCACAGGTTGACCAAATGGAGAATAAATATACTCAAATTCCAGAGAAAGCAAGGTCAGAGAACCTACTAAAACCTTCTGGGAACTTCTAAGGGAGCTTTCTTTCTCTATGGGAACTATTAAAATAAATTTTCCCCTCGTCAAGACTCCGCTTTCCTCTTGCTCCTCTGCCAGTCCCCCCTGGCTGACTTTGCCCCAAAAGGTGTCTTTTGTTTCAGTAGTTACCAATCCAGTTCCATGACAGGTTGGACAATTAGGATCAAGCCCGCTTTCACTTACTGGATTATAACCACAGGTAGGACAGTATTCTTGCGTAGTATTAACCACAGTAATTTCCTGACCAAATTTCTTATAGAAATTGTCATAAATTACTGAAAAGTTTTTATACAATCTCTATAACTTCTCCGTAATAAGTATTTACTAACTCGTCAACAGTTTCTTTCTCTGTCAAACGTCCCCAACCATAACGGAATTGAGTCTGCCCATCTTGGAAAGCGAAACCTGGCAAAAATCCCATTAAAATCTTGGCAACTGATGCTAAAAGAGTCTTAAACTCTGGGGAGAGGGGTGCCGTAAAACCCTCTTCATTATACGACACCCCTGACTCCATGCGCATATTTACCTCATCTAAAGCGAGGCAAATATAATTCCAGAGTTCCAAATCGGAATAACGATTTTCAGTATCTCCGATTCTTGTCCTTAGTTTTTGAATTGTATCAATAGCATCAGGACTGAAAGCCACTTTTACGAGGTCTTAATCTCTATTTTGGAAACAGCCTCTGCCATCTTAATGGTCATGCCAACAATTTCATAACCAGAAACAAGATAAATTGGCTGGGTAGAAGCAGTTCCAGAAGCTTCCTCAAAGCCAAATTTTACAATGGTTGTTCTCCTCTTTCCGTTTACGGGAACGGTGAAGAACCAACCAATATTATCCTGAGAAGCAACTAGATAAACATTATTAATATCGCAGAGTTCGGAAGTAACAATTCGTTTTACTCCCAGAATGGGGATATTCCAGACACCAGTTTTCATAAACTGCTCCCTGGTCTCTGCAGTCCAAGCGCCATTGGTAACAGTGAGGCCCCAGTCAGGAATATCATAGACACGATCAGGATGCATAATCAAAGTATCGGGGGTAGTATGATCTCTCAACTCCTTGACCTGGGCCTTAAAATCAGCATAATCATATTTACTAGTGGCGGTACTATTATGAACATGCCCAGCAGTAGTAGCTGCAGCATCCAAGAGAGCAAAAAGTTTAGTATCCTCATATTTGTCCATAGCCTCAGCAATTTGCTTCTTGGCATCCATAACAAGATCGAGACCAGTTGTAAGCAGATCCATAAGAGGGATCTCTACCTGGGGAGTAGAAACGGGGAAGTAAGTAGGAGAATAACTAGTAACAGTTCCTTTAATCCTTCTAGGTTCTCCAGTATCGGAGATTACATAGGCAGTAACAAATTTCTGTTTCTTCCAGAATTTGTACTGCTCGGCAGGATCCAAAGTTCTTGCGTTAAGAACGGAACGAGCAATTCCTACATAATCAGGCTCTGTATAAAATGGTTCTCCGAGTGTTTCGGCCAGATAGCGAGCACCTTCATTAACATCAGTTGTTTTGGCCTTTATCTCATCATAAGCATCCCTCAGAGATTCAGGAGTAATCTCGGCATGATACTTCTTATTAAACTCTTCGGCTTTATATTTCCAAATATCAAGCATCTTTACTTATCTCCTTATTCTTATGAAGCAGCAATAATGCCTGCAGCCACTAAAGCAGAAAGAATGCTATTGATCTTAGCTCCCAGGTCATTAAGAGCAGTCTTGACTACCGCTTTATCTACTGAATCAGTACCATCAATAGAAGTAAGGGCTGTCCAGTTGGTAATATGGGTTCCTGGATCAAAAGCATTCCCTAAATCCCAAGAGAACATATAAGTTACATAAGTGGTATCAGCAGCCACAACGATACCCACTACTGGGCCTCCACCAGTGTAGGTAATCTTCCCAGTAGCAGAATCAGCACGAACAAGAGTCCCAGGAGTGTAATTGGAAATGTTTCCAGTAAAAACATCAGTTTTTATAACGCCCCAATGGAGCAGAACATCGATCACTCGATCCTGATTATGCTCTTCTCCCGCAGACTGCAAAAAGATTCCGACAACCCTACTGGTGCCATCATAGACATCCAGTTCCTTGTTGTCGGTAAGCATAGCTAAATAGCCAGCGGTAGGAGTGGAACCAGATTTATAGGAAAACTCACCAGGACGGCAAGCCCCATACTCAACAAGTACCATTATCGTTTATCCTCCTTAAATCTTCTCTAAAATTTTCTTGACTTTGCTCTCAACTTGGAACTGGCTTTCCAGCTTCCCAAGAGGAGCATTGGTATTTTCGGCTTGAAGTTTTTGCTTTAATACTTCGTTCTCTTTGGTAAGTTTGTAGATCTGGAACTCAGCATCAGACATCAAAGAATAGTCCTTATCCTTCTCTGCCAGATCACCGAGCTCTGCCAGCCTCTGAGCTTGAATCTCTTTCTTCTGGAACTCTGCAACCTTGGCCTCTAGAGCTTCCTTCTCCTGCTTCAAGGTTTCCTTTTCCGCTTTTAAGGTCTCAAGTTCCTTGGAAGAAGCTTCAAGCTGTGCAATCTTTTCCTTGAGTTGCGCATTCTCTCTGCGCAGTTCCTCTAATTCGTCCACTTCGGCCTCCTCTTTCATTCCTGTGTCTATGCCAAATTTCTTGGCAAACTTAATTAATCTACGGGTTATAATTGCCTGATCCTTCGAGGAATATTTGTCCTTATTTCTAGGCATACCCCAATAATGCAGAGCTGCACGAGTGCGCTCCTCTGAATTGCAGGGATAAGCGTAGTTAACAGGATCAGCAAAATCCTCGTCAGAAACATCGGCATACTCGGCTGGTTTTGTTACATTGCCATCCTCCCTGATAGATATTCCGTATTTTGCGCTTCTTTCTTTTTGCCTCTGTTTATCCTCGTCAGAAACAGAAGCAAAATAACGAATTCCTGTACTTGCCATTTCGTGAAGATAGGAAAGATCAAGAAACCCATAAGTGCTGGCATAAGCAGGAATCCTTGTAAAAGCTGCCCCCTCGATCTCAAAATCCTCTACAATCTTGGCATCTTGGGAAGCGTCATAGCGAGGAGGGGTGGCTCTAATCTCCCAAGAAATTCCCATAGAATCATCCTGATTGGAAGCATAGAGCCTCTGCACAAAATCCTTTGTTTCATCCACATTCCAGACTACATAATCCGCATAAACTAAAGACTGGGGATTATTTTCGTCCTCAAAATAACCATTGATGCAAACACCTACAAAGTTTCCCTTATGTGTATCCTTGATGTAGGAATACTTTAAAGAAGGCATAGCCTTCTTCATGGCTTCCAAGGGGATAATAAAGCCGTTGGCGTTCTTCACTCCTACTTGAGTGAACTTTCCCTTTACCAATAGCTTGGATTTAAAGCGTTTTATCTCCTCAGGAAGGCCATTTTCCTCTTCAGCAGTTAATCTTCTGACCTCAAAAGACCCATAAACACGAAATTTATCCATAAAAACGCTCCTTAAGTGTGTTTTTCAAGCCATTTTTTGGCTTCTTCAAGGCTAAATTTCTCTTTATCGAAGAGAAAAACCTTAATTGCAGTATTTCCAGTGGACTTTTTGCGTGCTAAACGCCCCAAAATCCCATCTTTTAAGGTAATTGTGCCTACATATTCGTCTAAATCGCTGTCAGGAAACTCAGGATTTTCCAAATGATGGTATTTTTCTGTGGAAAAATCAGCATTAATCTCAGATTTTACCTTGCGTTCTGGCACATTATCTTCTTTTCCCGAAGGCCTTCCGCCCACATTTCCCACATCTACAGTCTTATTTCCCGCTGGAGCTACCACTCCTTGGCGGAAAACAACATGAGGTTGCATTAAATCTTCGAATTCCTTCTCGGCTTCCCTGCGTGCAACCTCAATTTCATACTCATAATCCGCTTCTTCTGCATATGTTCTCTGGGAGATTACACCTCTGTCATAGAGATCCCTGACCATAGTTTTGAAAACTTGATCATTTTCAAAGAGGCGAATGCGGTTAAACTTTACATTTGGAACTTCCTTGAAGTTATTCTTCTCTGCAATTTCCTGCATGATGGATTCAAGAAGGCGTTGCACATTTCTTCTTCCCTCATGAATTTCTGCAATCAGGGGTCTGGGATTGAAAACCGCTTCGCTTCTGTTAACATTCATCCCCGTAATAGATATCAATCCCAGAGCCTCCCTGATTAGCAGATCCGCTTCTCTGTATTTATCCCAGGAGAGAAGAGATTCCACATCTGGGGAAATTGCACTCACATCAAAGTTGGCAGAAGTTGCCAAAATACTGTTTGGGCCAAGGTTCTTGATAACCTCGTTTTTAATCTTTTCCTTGTCTTTGGGATTGTTAGAAAGGATCTTAAAAATAATAACGGAAAGGATAACCTTCAAAGCTGTTTGATAATCCATGTTCCTTAACCTGCCACGCAGATCTATCCAAGGGAAAACTCTTGCCAGGTAAGGAACAGGATAAGGCATATAAGGTTGAGCGCCTCGTTTCAAAACATAAAAGGAATCAGATTTCTTGAGAGGAAGCGTTCTCGTGGGCTTTGCTCCTTGAGGAAGCATAGGGACAGACTGCATAGTGGTAGATTCTTCCAAATCTACAGGCATTGCATCTTCGGTAAAAGAATATTCTGCATTTCCCAAAAGAGAGGAACCTTGAATTTGTAGAGAAAGAGGATTGATAATGCTAGCCTTCCAAGGAAGATTTATCTTTTTGGCTGGAGAACTTTTAGGAGCTCCCTCTTCATGTCCCCATGAAAGGTAAACAACTACTAGCCCACTCTGCCAGTATTCTGTAAATATCCATTGGGCTAACTGATCTAACCCTTTAGGAGTTCTATCCTTCAGATTTTTATTTACATTGGCTGCCCAGTAATCGTAAATTGTTTTTTCATTCTTTCTGGAATCTACGATCTCGAAACCGTTATTAGCAGCAGAAACCATTAAGCTCCCCACCATGGAGACAATATCCTCGTTATACCAAATGTCTCTTGCCTTTTTGACAGCAGTGGGAAAATCAGTTATGGTCTTTAATTCTGTTCCCTGGGAAACCTGAAGAGCTTCTGTTACAGCAGCCGTAATCTTTTCAAGCAAATCGCTTTTAGGGGCCACTCAAATCTCCTTTGTATGACACTTTCATACTTATTACATAAGTAGAATATTTCACAATTCGTTATACAGGCGGAGAATTTTTCTGATAGCTTGTCCTCTTATCTTGTAAAAGGTAGGAATAGCAATGCCCAATTCCTTGCAAATTGTTTTGGGATCTTTTCTCTCGTTATAGTACATGCGAAGAACTTCCCTCTGCCTTGATGTCAATTTCGTAATCTTGGAATAATCAAGGGAATAGAAAAAAGATTCACAGATAAAAGGGCCCCTCTGCTTAACTTCTTGATCCACATAATTCCACATAGCCTTTTCAACGGCTACCATGATTACTTGCGGATCCTTATCCCTGTTTAACCACTGAGCCAGTCTACCTTCCTGTTCCAAATCCTCCCTGTCAACATAAGGAGCAGCTTTATGAAACTGTTTGGCCTTATACTTTATAAAATTTTCCCAGTCCATTTCCCTATAATGTCCACAAAAAATTCTTCCCCTTCTTCTTCTTTCAATTTGTTCAGGCTCCAGATGGCCATATTCAGGCAACGGAAAGCAGAAAGGGAGTGATCCTTTTTCGCCTGATAAATTGTTTTCCCCGCTTGCCCTCTCTTTGCTTTTTCTCCGAGGAACTCATCAAGCAGAGAGGGAGAATCGTAGATGACAAAGATTCTGTCCTTCAAATTAGAAAGTGCCAGGAGAGTAGAAAATTCCTTTGTGTATTCCAGCTTCCCATTAACTTCAATATTCTCAGAAAAGATTACAGGATAAAGATGATATCCCAGTTCCTCTAAATTATCCTTAATGTTCTTGCCGTCAGCTCCTGTAGCATCAATGGCAAAGTTCTGAATCTTGAAGGTATCGATTAAATACTTCACTATCCAAGCTTGATCATTGGGAATAATGTTGTTCAGGGAAATTCGGAAGGGAATTTCCCATTTGTTGTTATGCTTGAAAGCTATAAGAATAATGGCAGGATCTCCAGAATATGTAGCATCCATTCCAGCTACACAGGCTTCATAGAGAAAAGGAGCATCAAAAGGAAGGGAAAGATTCTCTAAGCTGAACCAAGCAGTGTTCTTCTCTCTAGCTTCTTCTTTGGGCATGATCTCCAGCAAGTCTTTGTGAGTAATCACAATATCCTGCATAGGTCTTTCGTCAAAGTTGGCGATTAAATCGTCATAGGGCCAAACTCCATAGGCAACTTCTCCTGGCAAACCTTCCACATTATTGATCCAGTTAGGAGAACCTATGCCACCATAAAGACGAGCAAGACGCTCCTCTTCCGCTTTATCCCAGGAAGGACGGAAATAAGAGGGAACTCTGAAGGAGCGGTTAACAAAATAAGGATCCTTGTAGCCGTGCTGGAAAAGAGCAGTATCTCTTCTTCCGTTATGCACTCCATAGAAGCGCCAGGAACAGGAAGAGTCACGAGTAGACTGTTGCAGTTTAGCTTCACAGACAAGTTCCAGTTCCTGTGCCTCGTCCACATAAATATTGTCTACATGGAAGCCGAGGAAATTAGCTCCTCCCTTAGTTCCTGCTGACCTGCCGTAAATTTTATGATTGGCAACTTCAATGTTATAAAAAGGACGGCGTGTTGCTTTTTTCTTGAACATTTTAAAAAAGGGATGTCCTTCCAATAAATCGATGATCCTGTCACATCTGGGATTCAAGTGAGTTTCAGATTGAGTAACAATTAAGCTTTCCCTTTTTGGCTGTATAAATGCTCTGCGAAGAACTTCCATCTCCAGGTCAACGGACTTCCCTACTCCTCTGCCACATTGAGCAACAATATCCTTTTCCAGCGCCCACGGTATCTGGTAATAATAAGTTTCCCAGGGTTCCTCGTTTAGATTCTTGAAAAAGAATTCTCTAAACCATAAGGGATTATGAAAGATAGCATAGAGATCAGTAGCACTCATTTCTTCTTTTCCGCCAGTACCTTTTTCAGTGCCTCTTCCGATGTTCTTAAAACTTTAGCCATTTCCTGAAGGGTAATCTTCCCTTCCTCCACTAACTGGTAAAGATCATCGTTCCATACCTGATACTCGTCATCTAGAGCCCAGTGCCTCAAGCCAAGAACGTTAATTGAACCGCAGGCGGGACATTTCCAGGTGTATTCATTTTTATGTGCCTTAATAAATTCCTCAGCTTCCTTCATGGTCTTTTCAAATACCTGAGTAGGAGAATCACTATCCGATATCCTGTCCAGACCTAACTGCTTTCTCCAATCCCGAATCTCGCTGGTGTTTTTCCGAATCTGTTCCTCGATATCGTTCAGTCTTCTTAACCTTAGTTTCTTCTCTTCTGGAGTCTTAGGTTCTTTTTCCTTTAATTCCTTCAGCTCTCTCTGCAACAGGTTTGTGTAACCTAAAAGGAAGAGGAAATGGTCAATGGAAACATCCGAGGAAATCTGTTCTTTTATTTTCTGCTCTTCTTCATTCAGATAAGTAATGATATCGGAAGGAAAGAGTTTCTCTAACGGCCCCTTTTTCTTTTTCAGTAACTCCAAAAGCTCCTCATCGCTTTTATCTTTATATTGGGGCAAGTTTCGGTACCTTTTAACCAGTTTCTCGTAATCTATTAAAATCACCTCCACCTTCTATTTTACAAAATATGTCAAGGTGTCAGAAAAAGTAAACTTAACCTGACCGAAAAGGTTTCGAAATTTACCGAGAAAATTTAGGAGGAACAGGTCCTTGGCAAGCTGGAACCTGGCTCCAGGAGCGAAAAGGAGGGGACGGAAACGGAAAAGGTTCCTAAAATGTTTCTTTTGCGAACTTGACAAAATTTTTCAAGTGACAGTTTCTTTTTATGCTATACTTTACTTGTCAAGTAAAAATATAAAAGAAGGTGATAGGAGGAAAAAAAAATAAAAAAGAAGAAAGTAAAAAGAAGAAAGTAAAAAGAAGAAACTAAAAAAAGAAAAAGTAAAAGAAAGTAAAACTAAAAAAGAAAGGGGATTAAAAATGAGAAAGTATCAAGAGTTCAAAAAATTAAGTGAGTCACAAGTGGAAGATTTAGACGTTTTAGAGAGGACAATATGGAACTCCGTCAACACTAAAAGAAACTTTAGTGAGTTTGTTCCTGCTTATTTTAACTTACCATTAAGGAATTTAATAAAACTTCTTCGCTATTCTACTGATGAGCGCATAAACGATATTGCTATTGAACGAGCATATGGTCATTTTCAGCAACTTATTCAAACAAGACAAACAATATCCTCTACTTTACTTGCGTTAGCAAAAGCAGGAAATTGGGAGCAACTTGAAACAATAGGAAAAAGAAAGAAAGAGGAAAAGTAAAATAAGACTATCAGGAAAAGAAAAGGGGAGCTTTTAGCTCCCCTTTTCTTTTCATTATCTCGATAAAAAAAGTAGGATATATTTTAATCCTACTTTTTTTAATGGAGGATTAAAAATGAAAACAAAAAATAGAGTAATTCAAAAACTAAAAAGACAAAATTCCAGAAACAACAAATGGAAAGGGAAAGGGAAAGGTAAATAAATGTCCGGGCGCTCCTTTAACGGCGCCGAAACAATTAAAAAAAGGAGGATAAAATGACAGAAGAATTAGTAAAAAAGATAAAAGAATTAAAAAAAGAATTAAAAGAAAATGAAGTGAGTTTAGTTAGGGAAATAATGAGAGAGATTAAGGTAGAAGAAAAACCAGTAATTGTATGCAAGAATATCCTCTCACCTTTGGGTGAAGAAGTAAGCAGGATATTGAGAGAAGAAGAAGAAGAAATAGTGGAAAGAGTATTTATTCTTTCCACGGAGGTTTTGTTATACACAAGGGAAACCTTAGACGGAAAATTGTTAAGAACGCTCTATGCCTACAACGAAAAGGAAACATTAGAATTATTTGAGGAATATCCTTATAGGATATTCCTGTATGATTTGAAAGAGTATTTGAAAAAGAAAGGAGGGTATGGAAATATAATCGAAATACTAATCGAAATAAACGGTTAGTATTTGAAAGGGGACAGTAAAAACTGTCCCCTTTTTTTATTAAAAAGGAGGATAATAGACAATTAAAAAAATGAAAGGAGAAAAATAATGTTTACGAAATGTAAGGAATGCAAATACTGGAATAAAGTTTGCAGACATTTCAAAGAAGAAAATAAGAAAAAACTTGCTCAATATTCCAGAGAAGAATGCGAAAAATTCATTGATAGTTGTATAAAGATTGCAGAAGATATAAAAACTTATCTGATGCTAATAACTGAATAAGAAAGAGGAAAAATGGAAATAGAATGGAGAGAAGATAAAATAACGAATAACCGTTTCCCGATAATGTGGGAAATGGGCGGAAATAATGGAGCAATTGGAATCGGATTTTATCAAGTAATTGCCAATAAAAATGGTGGAAAGAAAAAAGCATGGAAATTATTAAGGGAAGTCAACGGGAAACATGCTGAAATTCCCGTTGAAAAAGGAGATTGGATTATTATAGCAAAAAATTTTAGTGGTTTAATAGAAATTGAAATATACAGGATATTAAAAACTGTTAATGAATTGTTCGTTATGCCATATTATAAATATGACATAACAGGTTGGGATAGTGAGCCACCAGAGTTTTTAAGAGAGGCGATAAATGTTGCAGAACAAGGAAGTAAAACATTTAATTTAAACTATCCACTTTATTATAAATTGCCTGAGAAATTCCCTATCAAAATAAAGAAAGGAAAAACACAAAGTAAAAAAGAAGAAATAAATCAGATAATTTTCCCATTAAGGTCAAATTATTATGACCTCCACGGGGAAGAAAATGGAAAAAAATAACTGAATATAAAAAGCAAAAAGGAGAAGGAAACTTTTTCTGTTTCCTTCTCCTTTTTTTATGCCTTGAGGAGGAAAACGGAAAATAGATAAGAGATAAGTTCCCAAAACTGTTTTAAAAAATAGAAAGGAGTGAAAAATGAATTTTAAAATTATAAATTCCAAGGATTTAAAAAAGGAATGCTGGGATCCAAGAAGATTCTTTGGAAAATGTCATGATTGCAAAAGATATCGTTTTTGCAAAGTGAAAGTTATAAACAAAAAATATGAAAAACTTCTTGCAAATGTTCGCAAGGCTAAAGAAGAATTAAAAAAATGGAGGAGAGAAAATGGATAATTTGCTAATGGCTATACTACATTGCGGAACAAGAGATTTAGAAAAAATAAAGGAGCTTATAAAA